CATAGCGTGTTGCGGACATGAGGTCATCGCGGATGGGCACCACCTTTCCCTCTTTCCTGTGATACATCCTGAACTCCTCCCACCAGTCACCAAGCGTGGAAAAAACCTTGAACTGGTCTGCTTCCATTCTCTGAAGGATGGACATAATGCCCTCCTCTATAGAGTTTCCGCCTTTCTTCTGCCCAAGTGCGGGAGGGTTTTCAAAGTGAAACGGTAGAAAATTACACCCATGATTTCTAAATTGATCGGCCAGACCGGGGTTGCCCATACTGTCTCGCCTGTTTCCGTCGTGTGGCCATGCTATAGGGATGAAAGCAGGGCGCGTCTTTATTGTTGCGGCGTGAACCGCTGGTGACGCTTTGGCTTGCCTGTAGCAATCATACACGTACACCACATCCTCATCCTTGTCCCAAGCCATCCACACACAAGCGGTGGGGTGGTCAAATCCAAAATCGATACCGCAGATTCGCGGCCAATGATCCTCCAGTTGGATAGGGTCTATGATGAGCTTTTCTTCCATCACGGGGTACACCAACCCGCTGCCGATCGACGGTCGGCCGTACCGGCGCATCTCCCGCTCGTGCGGAGAATACGAGGATAGAATCTGCTCCATGACAGATTCATTCAGGTGGGCTCGGTTGCCCTCCCTGCTCAAAATCTTTTCAGAGGCGTCATCCCAGGTGGCGTTAACAATGGCCTGACCCGGCTTTATGCTGTTTATAAACGAGGCTACGGTTTCAGTCATGCCACGCTCAGGGGTAAATGTCATGTAGACCATCCCACGCCTGTCCAGCGTTCTGGTTACCGCCTGACTGTACAGATCACGGCTTGGCTCCTCATCAAGCCACACGCAATCCACACTGCGGCCCTGCCACTTTTCAATACCCATCTCATAGGCTTTGAAGAATAAAGAAGAGTTCCCACCGCTAACGTGCCTGATTAGGGCGACCGATTTGGCATTAGGGACACCCGGTTTACGCTCGACTTTTATTATTAGTTTTTTAGGAATTGCACCTGAGCCAAACGCTTCGGGGTCATCTGGGGAACCCAATAATTCGTACTGTACAATGTCGCGTGTTGTTTCGTTGCTCACCCCACCAGCCCACGCAACTATCGGCTGACGGTATCTACGGCCGTTCCACCACTCCGGGTACAACCCCGTGACATGATAAGCCAGCTCTGCTGCTCCGCAGTAGGACTTGCCTATGCGGTTAGCGGCCATCAGGAGCCGCTGGTTAGCTTCTGTGCCTGTGTCGTGAAACCTCTGCTGGTATGGGTACGGGTCGTAGTAATCTAGCTTGTTATAGCGCTCACGCTGACGTAACTCCCTAGCGACCTCTACCGCTTGCTCTAGCTCGCCCCGTGTAGCCGGAGGCATGCGCTGCGGCACCTTGACGTTTTGCAGCTGCTCTACTTGCATAGCATTTCCCGTTTTTACCCCACTTGTATCCTTTGCCACCACCCGGCAGTGTGCACGGTTGGATGGGCATTCAATTCACCAATTCTGGTATGGTGCTAACTTCAGAAGTTCCTATTAGAGCCTCTAGCTCCCTCTGTAGTTCATCGGTGGAGGCTTGCTCTACGTGGGATATCTCCTGCTGTATTCGTTCTGCTGGCTTGAGCCCGGCTCGGTCCAGCACATCCTTGACCGCGCCCAGTCGTACAGACTCGCTCTCCGCGCTCTGCGCCAGTTGCTGTAGCTGAGCTATTGCTCCTGGTACGCAATCCTGCAACATGCGCTTTTGGCGTTGCTCGATCTCTCCAGCGAACTTGTTCTTTAGCTCGTAGCCCCGTTGTTTAGGCGAGGAGTAGCCAGCGGTGGACGCAGCTTTGGCGGCACTACCGGTTAGGCAATACTGCTCGATAAACGTCTCTTGCATTTCAGTTCTCATTGAACCCTCTTTCTCCTGTCTGGTAAGGCAAACCCTCCGGCAGCGGCTGGCGCCCCATACCTTGTTCCATAGTATTTGGCCCTGTAGCTCATCGGGATTGCTTTGTCTGCCAGCAAACCCTGCATTGCGCTTATCTCTGCCTGGGTCATACCTAACATATCAGTTGCCGTCTTCTTGGTGGCAACCTCACCAANTTCTTCGGCACCACTAGATACCGGAGTAGTTCGGGAACCAGAAGTTCGACCACTCCTGCTCGTAATTATTTCAGACATCTCTTGTCTGGCTTTATCCAACCCGGCGTCCGTGATGTCTGGAGTCCTGATTGTTTTTGGTTTGTGGACAGCCATAAGCCGATGTTGCATCCCGGTTTCCATTGCTGTTTTTACAATACCCTTTCCCAGATCAAACTCATCGGACAACCAGAACGTGGTGGTGCCGTTAGGCTTTACCTCGGCTACTGAGTTAAAACCGCCCTTGTACAGATCTGACTTTCTTTGGGGAGAGTACTGGAACAGAACTGATCCGTCAGCCCCCTCCTCTATGCGCCCTACCGATGGACGCCACTCTAGTGAATCAAAGTATTTCCTAAACTCGGCAGCAGTTCTAGCGCCAGACTTGTAAGCCTTGGCGATCGCCACGTATGATGGGGTCATTTGCGCATCAGATGGGGATGTAGCGGATCCAGCGGATCTTTTCTCCAACATCTGGGTCATAATGAAATTATCCCCCTCGGTTTTCCATCCCTTTTCCCCGTTGATCATGGAGGCGATCAGGTCTGAGTTTTTAGTTGCCACTGCATTTTCTGATATTGGCAACTGGCGCAGTTGAGCGGCAAGCTGGGACGAGTCTATATATTTAGCTTCTCCCCAATGGAGGCTGTCCCAGTGTTTTACAACATCGGACATTTCCATGCCTTCTCGCTGGGCCAACTTGACCATGGTGTTGAGATCGCCGGTAACAATCTTGTTCCACTTCTTGATTGTGCTTTGTACCGTTTTGGAGAGAGCCCGCGTCCCGTCTTCAGCCAATTCCCAATTTGCGGGGTTGGACATTAAACGGTTAGTCTCTTCAAAATACTCGTTTACCCTGTCGTACTTCTGCTTAGATATTCCCTGATCTCTCCAACGCCACGAATCTTTCAAGCTATACAACTGTTTCATAAAGTCTTTGGTGCCACGCCACGCGCCCTCGATCGAGGCTGCTGCTGGCGCACCCGGAGCATCAGAGTAGAAGCTAACCTTTTGTGTAGCTCCAGGCCGATAAGACAACAGGTTTTCAACAAACTCACCAGCACTCTTAGCTGGCTGGAAAAGGCGACTGTTGCTAATAAACTCAAGCAGGTTAGGCATGTTGGCACGCCAAGATCTGAGAGCTTCTTTACCGGCCACCCCAACGGCCTTAGCTCCACCAAGGCCAAGAGCATCAAGCAGACCAAAAGCATATTCCCCCTTTGTCGGATCACGGTCTGGTGCTAACCAACCAGAGGCCACATCCGCCAAACCGCGAGTAGCTAATCTAGGGTCTAGAAACCCCTCTAAGCCTTGCTGGCTGCGGTAGCCAGGAACACGGGCCTGTGCGTCCCTGTAAGCCCGATCCTCGCGTTCTCTGCCCTCGGTGGACAACCCAGCGTCGGTAAGGGCGTTATACAGTGCGCCTCGAATCGGCATCCCCTCGAACCGCTTGTTAGCGGTCAGGCTGGGACCAGACTCCCATGCCGCCATTAACTCAGGTGACGGGTAATGCCCATATAGTTTCTTGTATTCTTCTGGGTTCATAAGGGAAATCTAATAAGGGGTAAATAACCCTTGGTTTGTGGATACAATATATATACACGTTAAAAAAGCAAAAGGGGGCCGCCCCGTCTTAAGATCTTGATTTTACTCTTTTTTTGTCGATCGCGGGGTGGGATCCTACTTAACATAAGACTAGTTATACGAACATACTATTTTACTGGGTTATTATTCTCTGGTTTGGCAGTTCTGAGCTGGTTTGGCGCCGTGTGCGTGTGTGCAGAGCCCATCATTCAATCCCTTTTGCGCGCCTCTTCTCTGTTCTGTTCTGCTTCTCTTCTCTGTTCTGCTGTTCTGCTCTGCTCTACTCTCTGCTGTTCTCTTCTC